TCAGCCGACGAGCGGCGCGGCGGGCGGCGGCAGCGGGCCGGCGGCGAACCAGGCGGCCAATTCGCCGGCGCTGCCGACCCAGATCGAGCGGTCGACCGGGCCGGCGATGCCGGCGATGCGGCCGGACGGCGTATATTGGTGGAAATCATAGGGACGCCCCGCGTCCCACGCGCCGGCGCGGCCGGGCGGCAGGCGCGGCGCGCGATGGACGAGGCTCGCGTAATCGCCGCTCGCCTTGCCCTGCGGGTAGTCCGGCAGCAGCAACGGCCAGCCCGACAGCACCGGATCGGCCGCCGGCAATTGCGCCCGGCCGTAATACGGCAATGGGTCGCGCCCGGTCGCGGCGGCGACCGCCTGGCCGCAGGCGACGAGCGCCGCCGCCGGCGCCGCGCTCTCCCAGTCGAGCATCGCCGCATCGCCCGCCGACAACCCGGCTGCGGCAACAAAATGCGCCGCCTGGCGCTCCGGGTCGGCGCCGTCGAGATAGTGGTAGGGCACGACAAGGATGCCGGCGGCGACGGCGGCGCGGCGGTTTTTTGCAAAGGCCGGATCGACGAAGCGCTCGCCCTGCGTCGCCTTGACGAAAGCGAGAGCGATGCCGGCAGCCGCGACCGCCGGCCAATCGATCGCGCCGTTGTGGTGCGACACGTCGATGACGGCGTCGAGCACCGGCCGGGGCAGCGGCAATTGCGCCGGGGTCAGCGCCATTTGCGGTCCTCCTTCTGCACCAGTTCGGTGCGCAGGTCGCCGATCGCCTGCATGACGCGGCCCAGCGCGGCACGCATCTCGGCCTGGAACTGGCGCTGGTCGCTGCGCCGCTCGTCGAACTGGTGTTCGAGCATCGACAGCCGCGCCTCGTGGCCGGCCAGCGCCACCTGAAATTCGGCGCGCTGCGCGTCGAGGTCGTTGCGCAGGCTGATGTAGCCGCCGAGCACGCCGCCGCCGACCGTGGTCGCGACGACGACGGCCTGCACCAGGTGGCCGAGATTGATGTCGGGGGTGAAATGCGGATGGATCATAGGGCTTGCCGGTGAGGGGGCGCCGGGATCAGAAATCGGCGAGGGTCGCGAGCGCCGACACCAGCTTGCCGGCGGCGATCGCCGCGGTCAGCGCGACGCACAGGTAATGGCCGGAATCGAGCAGCAGGTAGGGTGCGCCGGCGCCGTCCTGCGCGATGCCCGGGATGTTGGCGGCGCTCAAGACGCCGACCGGCGGCGTGCCGGCAACGTTGCCGGCCGAAGCCGGCAGCGACACCGACGCGACGAGATAATTGGTGCCGCCGCTAACGACACCCGACGACAGCGTGCCGCCGATGTTGACGACGAGCTGCAACGTGTAGGCGCCGGTGTCGCTGTTCGACGCGACGATCGAGGACACCTTGCTGGCGTTGGCGCCGCCGGTGACGAGCGCCTTGAGGCTGGTGCCGTCGGCGTTGGCGATCTGGGCGAGGGCCGATTTCGGAATCTGCGGCAGGATCGCGCTGTTGGGGGTCAGGGCCATTCAATTCTCCTCGGTTCCAGCCTCGCTGGCCCGGCGCAAGCGGGACCCACGCGGCCGCCGAACGAGCGACGCCGAAATGGGCCCCGGCTTGCACCGGGGCAGCGCTGTCAGGTGATCAGAGCGCGCCGAGCGGGGTGAGCGCCGTCGCCTGGACGAAGGCGTCGGCGCCGAGACCGGCGGCGGCGGTGCGATACCAGGTGGCGTTGGCGGCGCGGTACTGCCAGCGCAGCGCACCGCCCGGTCCCAGCCCCGCGGCGGCGGCGCTGACGCTCTGGCCGACGGCGGGGGAGATTGTCAGCGAAGCGATCGGCTGGGTCGTCGCCACCAGAAACACATCGCCGTCATTGGCCGCCGGCGGCAGCACGATGGTCAGCGTCGCCAGCGGTCCGGCGGGATCGACGATGTAGGCGGCGAGATGCGCCGCGGCAGTCAGCGTCGCGCCATCCGCCGGCTGCTGGTAGGAGTAGTTCGCGCCGGTCGTGCGCAGCGGCCAGCCGCCGGGCGACGCGCCGTCATGCACCCGCAGCGACCAGTCGTCGGTGTTGACCGTCACCTCGCCGGCGGGGCCGGTATAGGCGAGGGTCTGCGCGCTGGTGCCGCGCGCCTGCTGCACTTGCGTGTGGGACAAAATGGGGATTCCTTTGTGACGTCGACGAGCGCAATTCCGCCGGCACGCGCCATGCCCGGCGGGCGGCGGACTGCGTCCGCCCTACGAAGGACTTGGTCGCGTGGTAGGGCGGACGCAGTCCGCCAGCCAACGGCCTGTCACAGCGGCATGCCGAGGTCGATGTTGAGGCCGGCGGCGAGCGACAGCGGCCCGAAATCGGCCGCGGCGCCGACCGCCTCGGCGACGAGGCCCCAATCCTCGGGCGTGACGCCGGCCGCCAGGTTGGCGATGACCGGGTTGTTCGGCGCCACGACAATGCCGGCGCCGGTCAGCGAGACGGCGGTCGCATCGACCTCGGCGAGCGACTGCAATGCCTGGCCGAAGGTGTTGAAGGCCGGCAGCTTCAGGTAAAGGGTGCGGCCGACGAAACTGGCCGGGTAGGGGAATTTGAACACCGCCGGGTCGCTCGGCCCAAAGCGCGCGAACGGCGCGCCGGCGGCGTGGCTGGCGATCGCCGTGCCGTAGACGCCGCGCCGCAGATAGGCGAGGTCGTATTTGTACTGCGCGGTCAGGCTCGCGCTCTGGTAGGCGATCAGTTCGCCGCCGCAATAGCATAACGTCACCAGCCCATCGGCGTCGGCCTGGGTCCCGGAAATCAGCTGGCCGCGGCTCATCGTCAGGTCGACCGACAATGTGTCGGCGGTGTCGGGATCGCCGCCGGCCGGCAGGCTCGCGCTGAGCACGCCCTGGCGGGCGCCCGCCAGAATTTCGCCGGCCGGCGCGTAGGTGTCGCCGTCGGTCGAGACATAGACGAGACAGCCGCCCCAGTCGGCGCCGCCCGTCGCGATGCACCACAATTCCGCCGCCCCGGCGGTCAGCGCCGCCGGCGGCTCGAAGACGATCGGCAGGCTGGTGGCGCCGGGGTCGGCGAGCTGCTGAAACAGCGGTGCGCCGGCCGAGGCCAGCCGGTTGTAGAGCGTCGCCGTGCCGACGCCGATCGGGGTTATCGTGCCGGGCATCGCTCACGGCCCCGGCAATTTGCACAACACCGTCGAATTCAGCTTCAACGTGCGGCCATCCGACAATACCGCGGTCGCTTCCAGCACGTAGGTGGCGCCGGCGGCCGATGGCGGCATGCCGCCGATCAGCGCCACCGAGAAGAAGCCGCTCTTTGTTGCCAATGTGCCGTCGAGCGCCGAGCGCAGCGCGATCTCGTTCTGCGGCGCGGCCGAGACGATGCGCTGCGCCGGCGCCGGGTCGCCGGCGGTGCCGAAGGCGGAGAGCTGGCAGCTCCAGCTCGTCGCGACGATCGTCGCGGCGCCGACATCGGCGGTGAAATCAAATGCGAAATGATCGAATTCGCCGACCTCGATCGGGTCGAACGGCGTCACCAGGCGCATGGCGTCATCTATCCGTCGGTTTCAGGGTGCGGGTCCGTCCCGGGGTCGCCAGCACGCGTCGCCGGCCCGGGGTCGCCAGGATGCGCAGGCGGCCGGGCGAGGCGAGCAGCCGCGGCAGCGGCCGGGCGAGAGGCGTGGCGGCGGCGGCAAATTCAACCGGCAGCCGCGCGCCGGCGCTGACGAGGAGCGCCGCCGCCCCGCCGCTCTCGACCGCGACGACGGCACCGGCGGCCAGCGCCGCCGCGGCCTCGGCCGGCGTCGCCGCGACGCCGCGCGCCCGGCGCAGCCATTCGGCCGGAACCGCATAGGCCCGCACCCGGCCCGCTTGCGCCTCGCCGGACACGAGGCCCGACCCCGAAGCCGCGGCCGCAAATTCGGTCGGCGCCCGACTGCCGGCGGCGCGGCGCGCGGCGGCCTCCATGCCGATCCCTGCGCCGCGCCCGATGCCGGCGACAAACTCCGCCGCCAACCGCGCCGCCGCGGCGACCGCCAGGCCGCCGCCCCCGGCGACGCTGGCGACGAGGTCGGCGATGCGGTCGCCGGGAAAGACGAGGCCAGGCCACAGCCGCGCCGATGATGCGGCGCGCATGATCTCGCTGGCGAGCGGTGTGCGGTCGAGCAAGGCGACGCGGGCAATCTGGCCGCCGAACGAATTGCCGGAAAAGCCCGGCGAACGGCCACCAATGACGAGATGGGCGCCGCTGGCGAGGCTCTTGCCGCCGTCCGCCGTCGCCGCGCGCAAGACGCCATCGACGTAGAGGATCAGGTTTGTGCCGTCGTCGATGCCGTCGATCTGGTGCCAGGTATTGGCCCCGGCCGCGGCCGCGCTGTAAGTCGGGTAGCTGCCGTTGGTGTTGTAGAAGATGATGTCGCCGGAATAGATCTCCAGGCTCCAGCCGACCGGCCCCGTGTAGTTGTAGCGCTGGATGATGATGCGGTCGCTGGTGCCGGTGAAATTGACCAATGCCGACACCCATATTTTGTTGCCGGGCGGCGCCGGCGGCGTGCCGATGTCGAGCTGCGAGGTGCTGCCGTCGAACACGCCGGCGATGCCGTAGCGGCTCGGCATGACGCCGATCGCGGTCGGCGCCGCCGTCCCGTTGCGGCCGGCGAAATCGGTCGTCGGCGCCACCCCCGGCAGCCACAGGCCAACCAGGCGCTGGTTGATCGGGTCGCCCGGATCGAGACGCGGGACGCCCTGCGGGATCGCGCCGGCCGGCCGGCGCAGCAGGCTGCCTGGCGACGGCATCGCCGGCGCCTCAGTTGTTCAGGTTGAGGTTGTAGGTCCGGTAGTAGACCGCGTTGCCGGAACTCGCCAACGTGAAGCCGCTCTCGTTCAGCAGCAGAAAGCGGCAGCTGCCGGGCGGCAGGACGATGCCCTGAACCGACCCCTTCAGCGCGGTGACACTCGACGCGGCATAGAGCGGCACGGTGCCAATGGGTGTCCATGCCGGCACCCGCGCCGCCGGCGTGCCGGCGGTATAGCCGCCGTCGGCGTAGCTGCTGTCCTGGTTCAGCAGGGCGAGGTAGAGCGCGAGATAGGCGCCGGCGGCGATCGTCGAGGACGCGATCGTCAGCTGGATCGCGACATCGGCATAGAGGTCGAGGTTGGTGCCGTTGGCGATGTCGGCGACCGATGACAAGACGGCGTCGCCGCTCGCCATGCTGTCGAGGTCGGCGGCGTTGAACGCGGCGGTCCAGGTGAGGCCGGCGCCGTTGCCGGCGGCCCACGCGGTGCGGGAGGCCATCAGGTCGAACTCCCCTGCATCTGCAGCGTCGCGCCGGGCGAGCCTTCATAGGCTGCGGTGCCGGCGGTGAGCGCGAGGCGCAGCCACACGGCGCAGGCACCCGCCGCATCGCCGGCGCCGGCCGAGGCCGGCAGGTTGCCGGTCGGCACGGCGACGGTCGCCGGCTGCGTCACGAAACTGACCGAACCGGGCGCCGTCTGCCGATTGGCGACCGTCGCGGTGTCGTCGAGGCCGGCGGTGACGCCGAGATCGCATGCCGCGCCCGACGGCAAGGCCGGGCTGTTGGAGGCGACCTCGACCGTCGCGCCGGTCAGCGCCGTCGCCGTGTTGTTGTTGTTGACGAACACCTTCTCGTAATAGTCGCGGTTCGACCCGCCGCCGACATCGGCGGCCGCGCCGACAAACAGCCGGGTGATGCCGGTGATCTGGGTCGTCGTGCCGGCCAGCGCGACGCCGGCGTTCGAGCCGGCCGATTCGAAATGGAAGCCGGGCGCCACTTCGTAGGTCGTCGTCGCATCGGGGACCGTGCCCCAGTTGCGGTCGACCGCAACGACATCGGCGCCGAGACCGCCGGGGTTGACCGCGAGGATCTGCCTGATCTGGTTGGGGCCGGTGCCGCCGGTCGTGCGCAACACCATGCCGGATGCGACCGTGGCGCCGTCGCCCGATTGCAATTTGGCGATTGCCGGCGCCGCACTCGTCGCATTCGCCGCGCCGGTCTGCATCGTGTGGGCGGCAATCGTCAGCGTATGCGCCAACAGCGCGATATCGCCGACCGCCCGCGTGCCACCCGGCGCCGTCACCCCGAAGGCGTTCGCGGCACCCGAGGCGAGGCCCGACAGCAGCCGTTCGAGGCTCTTCGCGCCGGCCACCTTGGTCGTGCCGTTGGCGGTCAGCGTCTCCGACTGAACAACACCGGTCGCATCGCGGCCGGTGTAGGTGAGCTGCGTCGCGGTGTCGGAGGCCGACGACGAGACCAGATCGTAAAGCGTCGCGGTCGTGACGGTGCCGAACTCGATGCGTTTCGAAAAATCAATCGCGCCGCCGGCCGTCGCACCGTCGGCCTCCGGCATGTCGGCGGCGCCGTAGACCCGCAGGTCCGATATCAACACGCTCATTCGGTTTCAGCTCCACGATTTGGATGGTGCACAGGACGCAACGGGAGTCGCGGCCTCGGGGTTGCCGCTGCGCTGCCATCGGGCGGCCCGGTCAGGGGGTGAGGCCGGGGATTTCCTCGGCAGTGACGGTCAGTTCGCCGTTGTCGTCCTCGTCGATCTGGATGATGCGCACCGGCGCGTCCGCCAGCCCCGCTGTCGCGTCGCTCAGCAGCACGATGTCCATCGGCTCCAGCAGCATGTAGCGGAAGCCGAGCTTCCACTTGTAGGTGTTGCGGATATAGGCCTTGCGCTGCAACTGCAGCTGGGCCGACAGCGTGGCGCCGGTCGCATTGGTGAAATCGTGCGCCTGCACCGGCGGCTCGCTGCGGATGCCGTACTGGTCGATCAGGTCCTGGTCCCACACCGGCACGATCGCCGGGTTGTAGCCGTTGCCGGCGTCCCAGTATTCGAGGTTCAGCCAGTTGGTCATCGTCGCCGGGTCCTGGCGGGTGACGACGACCGGGTCGCTGCCGCCGTCCCCTTGCCCCGAGACGGCGAGGAAATCGCCGTCGCCAAAGGCATACTGCCAGGTCAGGTCGGGGGCCCAGGTGGCGCCGTTGTTGGCGAGCGCCCCGTCGCCGTACGGGATGAATTTCAACACCGCCCCCGACCACACCGGCGCGGTGACGGTGAGGTCGCAGATTTCCTCGATCCAGCGGGCGCCGGGCTGCACCCGGTCGAGCAGCAGCGACATCGCCAGCTCGGCTGCCTGGCAATAATTGCCGTAATCCGCAAGGCTGCCCGCCACGTCGAGGTTGGCGGCTGGAAAGCCGGCGCCGTAGCGCGGGTTGGTCAGCAAATCCTCGATGATGAAGGCGGGGTTGGCGTCGCCCGGGAAATTCGGGCCGCAGCCGGCGCCGCCGTTGCCGGCCGAGCCGAAGCCGGACACCTCGAAGCTGATGTTGGGCAGCGCCGGCGTGGACCCCAGTTGCAGCGGCGTGCCGGTGACGTAGCAGGTGCCGGAATAGCCCAGCGCCGGACTGTTCGGGTCGGTGGCTGCGAACACCGGGTCGGGCGCCTGGGCGTCGCCGCCGTCATAGGCGTTGATCGCCACCGAATCGAACGGCGCGACGCCGCCGTTGGCCCACACCCGGTTGATGCCGCCGCCGCCGAGCGGCGCGCCGGTCGCCGGATTGACCGGCCCCTGGCACAGCGCAAAGGCGACATCGACCGAGAAATTGGCGCCCTGCTTTTTCGCCGCGGTCGGCCCGAACCCCTTGCCGCCCCTGCCGCTGGTGCCGCTGCCCTGGAGGTTGAAGCCTTCCAGCAGATTGACCGACACTCGCTGGGTGCCGTAGCACAGCGGCAGCGGGCTGCCGAACTGCGAGGTATTGTAGCGCAGCGAATTGACATTGGGGCCCTTGAAGGCGTTGACGAACGGCGACGGTCCGCCGCCCTTTCCGGTGCCGTGCATGGCCAGGAACCAGGTGTCAGGGATCAGGGGAAGGGTGAAAAGAACCGCACCGGGCGGCCCGCCAGCGGGTGCAGCGCGGCGTCGCCGAGGACGACGCCGCGCTGCCAATAGGCGTGCACCAGGCGCGGCCACCGGGTGACGATCGCGCCGTGCGAGAACGTGCGGCCAAAGCGGAACAACGCGACATCGCCCGGCAATGCGCAATCGACCGGACGGGCGTACGGCAGCAGCCCCTCCATGTAGCGTTCGGCGTCGCGATGCAGGTGCCAGTCGGGCACGTAGAACGGCGGTGCGACAGGCCCGGTGACGCCGGCTCGCTCGTAGACCTCGGCCAGCAGCATCAGGCAATCGACCCCGCCCGCCGGGCCCTTGATCCGCCCGGCATGGTGGAACGGCGTGCCGATCCACGATTGTGCCTCGGCAACGACAGCATCGCGCCGGCTGAAGTCCGAGGGCGAGTTGAGTGACACTGACCAAGCTCCTCGGTCGTGTTAGGCTGGCGGCGCAGATCTTTGAGAGGCGAGGATGCGCGAGGAGTTTCTTCGGCCATTGCGCGCGGCGGCTTTTTTCCTCACGCATGCCGTTCTTGCGAGCGTTTTGATCCTATCGATCTATGGCGTGAAACGGTTGTTTCTGCTCCTCTGGGGCAGCGATGAACCGGTGATGCTCGGGGTCATCCCTCTTGAATATCCGTTCGACGCCATCGATCTCGGTGTGATAGCTATTTTTGGCATCCGCGGATTGCTGGCCGCGTATCGGGCGTTAAAGGATTGAAGCCATGCTTTCAGCGGTTCACGCCGAGGCGAAGGTGAAGGTGAAGCCCGATCGGGACAAGATGCGGTCGCCTTTCGGCCAACCACGCTGGCCGAGCGCCGCTTGGGCCGTCCAAGAATTGCGTTGGTATGCGAGCGCCGGCGTTCTCGCGATGGCTCTCGCGGCCTTCGCAGCCGTTCTGCCCTCGCTCGTTTGAAAATTCGACCACAACGCCACCCTCAAAACGCCATCTCGGGCGGCGGGATGTAGGGGAAGCCGCCGAACCGCGCGAGGTTGTTGCGCCGCGAGCAGCCGCCGAGGCCGGTCAGCGAATGGTCGCAGCCGGGCAACGCGTGAAACTGGTCGCCGGGCGCGACCGGATAGAGCCACGGCTTGAACTGCGCGATTTCGAGGCCGTCCGGCCGGATCGCGGCGATCGTGCGCGTCAGGCCGGTATTGGCGCCGCTCGCCCCGACCAGCGTGCCCTCGACATAATCGAAGATGTCGGCGGCGATCGGCGCCGCTAGAAAAATCCCGGACTGGCCCGATCCGGCCGCGGCGGCGAGGGTGATCTGCGCCGGGCCGCCGGCGGTGCCGTCGGCGGCGGTGCCGCTCGCGCGGTTGTAGCCGCACATCGGGTCGCCGAACACATGGCTGCAGGAAGCGGCGAAGAGGCGCCGCGGCATCTGCTGCACCGCCAAGAGGTTCATCAGCGATTTCACCTTTATCGCGATCCGCGAGCGGCCGATGTCGCATTCGGCGACGCGGCCGTAGAACCAGGTGAGGCAGCCGAGGCTCGCGTCACCCGGCGCGGCACCGACCAGCCGGTCGAGTTCGATGGTGGCGCCGTCGAACAGCCCGATGCGCACCGCCTCGGCGACGGTGAAGGTGCCGATCATGTCGCCGGCCCCGGCAAAGAGGTCGATGTCGAGTTCGGCCGGCGCGACCCCGACCTTCGTCGCGATTTTCGACCGCCCAAACCGCGGCCCCAGCGCAAAACTCCGCGCGCTGCCGTAGTTGAGGCTGTGGGGATCGGCAAACCCCGATGCCGCCACCGTCACCGCAGCATTGCCGCCGCTGTAGCGCAGCACGAGGCCGTCGCTCAGCGCGAAGGTGTAGAGGTCGGCAATCCACGCCTGGTCGCTGCCGTCGGCGAGAAACGTCGCCAGTGCCGCCGGACATGGCCTCACGGCAGTACGCTCTCGAATTTGACCGATTTGGCCTGCCACAGCTGGTACATGAAATTCTCCAAATCCATCCGGTCGTCGCTGAAGCGGCAGAGAAAGGAGAACGTGAAGTCGCAGGTGACGGAGACCCCGGCGGCCGGCGGCGTCGCGAAGGTCAAGGTGTCGGCAAAGCTGGTGTAGCCGGAGAGGTTTTGCGGCGTGTAGCCGCCGGTCTGCAACACGCCGTTGAGATAGACCCGGAACGGCTGGGAGCCGTCGCTCACCGCGGCGCGCACCGGCTCGTAGAAACTCTGGCCGAACCGGCGCACCAGCGGCCACGACAGGATCGCACCGTTGCCGAGGCCGGTGAAGCCGCCGGTGACGGACTGGTCCGTCGGATCGGCGAACAGGAAATTGCCGTAGGCGCCCTGCATCGCCAGAAAAAATCCGGCGAGCGTGCGCAACTCGTCATAGCCGGCCCCCGGTCCGATGCCGGCGCCGGCGCGCGCGTCGTTGCCGTCGCGCAGCAGCGGAAAGGTCAGCGCAAAGCTCCAGATCGGGTATTGCTGATCGAGGATGCGCAGCTCGCGGCCGGAGGCGGCGCGCTGCGTGCGCGTCTGAAAGCGCGGCGATTTCGTCACCGACCAGCCCCAGCCGGGCAGGCTCGGAAACACCGGCGGGTTGCTCATTCACCTTCCTCGTGAAGTTCACGCAAAAGGGCACGACCGGCGCACGAAGGTCACGACGGCGAAATCCGCTTGGTGACCGCCGTGTTTCCCTGGTGTCCTTCGCGATGCGACAGCGCTACAGGCTGCGCGGCGTCAGGGCGTTGGAGCGCAGCATGTTGCGCACGACATCCGGGCTCCGCGCCAGAAGGCCCTTGAACCAGCGGTCGACCGAAGGAGCGTCGGCGGGGCCGTGGAAATGCAGGTGCAGGTCGCCGCCGCCGCTGCCGCCGGCATCGCCGCCGCCGGCCGCGATCATGCGCTGCAACCCCTCGCTGATCGGCGCCGGCAACACCATCTCGCGCGCATGCAGCAGGGCGGGGCGGGCGCCGGGGAAGCTCGGCAAGGCCCAGCCGCCGGCCGCCGACGGCACGATGCCGCCGCCGCCGAACGCGAAAAGGCCGCCGAGCCAGCCGAGGATGCCGCCGCCGCCAGTCGCCGCGGCGGTGCCGCCGGCGAGCTGCGCCGCGCCGCCCAGGGCGCCGACGGCGCCGGCGCCGCTGGTCGCCGACGCGGCGCCGAGCGCGGCGGTCAGGCTCGCCAATGCCGTCGTGTTGGCAGCTAGCGCGGCGGTGTTGGCGCCGCTCGCGGCGGTCGTTCCGAGCTGCTGCGGCGCCCCGAAGAGGCCGGCCACCGCGCCGCCGAGCACGTCGCCGACGCCGCGGCCGGCGGCCGGCGCGGCCTGGCCCAAGAGGCCCGCGAGCGGCCCCGCCGCGGCCTGCGACAGGGCGCTGCCGGCGAGGTCGATAAAGCCGCGCTCGACCGACAGCGCGACGCGCTGGGCGGCGCGCTGCCAGGTCAGCGTGCCGGCGACGAGGCCGGCCACCGCGCTCTCCCAGCCGCGGCCGATCTCGTCGAAGGCGCGGCGGAACGGCTGAACGATGCGGCCCGCCGCCCGGCCGGTCTCGGCAATCGCGCGGTTGAGCGCGGCCACCGGTTCGGCCGCCGCGGCGACCGCCTGCCGCAAATCGCCGATCCCCGACAGCGCGTCCGACACATCGGCGCCGACCGCCAGTTGCACGTCATCAGCCATGAGTCGCCTGCATTGTTCTGACCCTGGGACCTAAGTTCCCTGAGTGTTCCGTGAAATCGCTTGACGAAGGTCTCCGATGGGCGCAGGAACGAGCAAAACGCAACCGACCGGTTCCAGACATGAGTTTAGAAACGCGCCGCGCGCTAATCGACAAAATAGAAACCCTCCGCGGCTCAAAATTGATATGTTACCTCACATCGTTACGGCCGGGTGCGGTAGGCCTCATGGGTGATGACTCCATCCGGGAATTTATCGATCACCTCCAACGCCTACCTCAGCAGCCGGTTGAAAAACTCGATCTATTCCTTGTCAGCAACGGCGGTGACAGTGTCTTGCCTTGGCGTTTAGTACCCATATTTCGCGAGTACGCGAAGAGTTTCAGCGTCTTAATTCCCTTCCGGGCTTATAGTGCAGCGACTCTCATGGCTCTAGGCGCCGATGAAATTGTTATGCATAAATTCGGGGTGATGGGACCGATCGATCCAACGGTAACAAATGAATTCAATCCGGTGGAGACGGGAAGCAATCGACGAATTGGCATTAGCGTTGAAGACGTAAAGGCTTATGTATCTTTTATCAAGGATACGGTCGGTATAAATCACGAAGAGGAGCTGGTAAGAACGATGGAGATTCTTGCAAACAAAATCCATCCGCTTGCGCTGGGAAACGTTGAGAGATTTATCTCTCAGTCACGTATGATTGCGCGAAAACTTCTTAGCCTCCATACCGCCGAGGATGAACGGCATAAGCTTGATTCGATTATCGAGGCACTAGCTTCAAAACTATATTTTCACGGACATCCGATAAACCGCGTCGAAGCCCGTCAAGAACTTGGATTAAAAGTGCTGGAGCATGTTCCAGCAGAAGTTGAGACGGGAATTTGGGATCTCTATGTTGATTTTGAAACAGAGATGAAATTCAAAGAAAATTATGACCCCATCAATAAACTTGCCGGCAACGTCGAACCAAACGCCTTTATTCCTGGACAATTTACCGAGCTGGCGCGCTTAGACGAGAGCGTGATTTGGAGCATCATCGAAAGTCATCGCCTCTCCTCTCGTCTAGATCAGAGGATACGGTATATTTTGATCGCCGATCCTCAGGGTCAGCATTCGGTTAATGCCCATCCATTGGATCAGCAGTGGCATCAGACCGAACCTCCGAAGCCCCTACCATAGGCGGCACCGTACCCGGTGGCGTCACAGGGAGCTCATTCCTCTTTGGCATCAGAAATACGGGCGAAGGCACCGTCGAGCCGATTTCCATGGGTGATGCCCGGCCGTTTCCGGGCCGGTACACCGGGAGATCGATGTTTGTCGTCACCCTCACGCCGCGCCGCCGGATTGGCGGTGCGAGTGCAGGCCTCGGCGGTAATTCGATCGGCATTGGCCTAAGGAACCGCGGTCCCGCGAACGTCGGGCATTAGTAACTCTATAGAATGAAGGCCCCGTTAGCAAACGCGTGCGAACCTTATCGCTTTAAAATGTCCATCACCCGTCCAAACGCGGCGCATTGCGCCGGGCGATGGCGAGCGCGCGGGTGCGGTTGCGGGCGCGCAGCGCTGCGGCATCGAGCAGCGGCGGCGGCAGGCCGAGATTGCCGGCGCGCGCGATCGTCAGACCGGGCGGCGGCGCGGCGGCGAGCGCTGCGAGGGGCGCGGCGTCGGACCCGTCGGGATGCGGCTGCCAGCCGAGAAGGCGCGCGACGATCTGCAGCATCAGGTATGCCGGGGGGTTGTGCTCCCAATAGCGGAAGATTTCGGCCGCCTCGGCCAGGGTCAGCGCGTCGATGTCGCGCCGGCGCCAGCCGCAGCCGGTGGCGAGGGCGCCGTAAAGGGCGGCGAGCTGCTCGCGGGGGCTTTGGGCGGCGGCCGGCCCTCCGGCGACAGGGCTTCCCCCACGTCGGTCTCCGTTACGGGCCGCAGCCCGGCGACGCGCAGCACCGCGGTGACGGCGGCGTTGAGTTCCGCGACGCCGGCTTCGAGGTCCAGCAGCGCCTCGGCCGCGAGGCCGGGATGCGCGGGAGCAAGACCCGCCGCGACCACCTTCGCGGCGGCGGCGATCAGCCCGCCGCCCGACTGCCGGCTCATCTCGTCGAGCGCATCGAGCACATGACGCAACTGCCCGAGCTTCAATGGCCGCAGCTCGAAACCGCGGCCGCCGAGGGTGATCGTGTCGGTCATTTCGCGGTTCTCCTCCGCATTGTCACTCGTTGACCGACAGCGTGCCGATTGCGCCGGTAGGATCGGCGAACGCGGCGAAATCGAATTCCTGGATCTCGAAATCGTCGATCCGCGTCGGCAGTGCCAGTTTCGTCGCGGTGCAGGCGTTCAGCACCAGCGCCAGGCCGGCCGGCACGCCCTGCGTCGTCTTTGTCGTGTAGAACGTCGCCTTGAAGGTGGGGGTGCAACCCATCAGCTGGTTGGTCAGCACCAGCTTCTTGCCGGAGCTGGTGTTGTAGAGATAGCTGACGAGCAGCGCGGCCGACGCGTCGCCGGCCGACAGCGTATAGATGCCGGTCGTCAGATTCACCGAATACTGGCCGGCGGCGGCCGGGGTCGTCACGCGAGTGAAGCGGCCGCCGGCATTCGCTCCGCTGGCGTACCACACCCCCAGGTCGTCGACAAAATTGGCCGCCTGCGTCACCGTCACCGTATAGGGGCCGGTTGCCGGCACGGTGGCCGCCTCGTTTTCCGCGACCGTCAGCTGGCCCGCGGCCGGCGTCTCGCCGAAGAACAGATCGCCGTAGATCGCGCCGAAGATGCGGGCGAATTTCGCCTTGCCGGTGATCTTGCCCTGGCCGCGCGCGATGTCGAGCGGGAATTGGTATTGGCCGTACAGCTCCTTCACCTGCCAGTCCCAGTCGATCTCGACATCCTGCAGGATGCCGAACTGATCCGGGCCGATGCCGGATCCGGCCTGGTCGGTGCGGTTGCCCCACAGCGCGCCGGCGCCGAATGCGAGTTGCATGTCAGTCTCCCTATGGAATTCAACGCCGCTTCCGGGACAGCGGATGTCAGAGGCACAGAATCGCCACCGGCACGATCGCGACGGCCTGGTCGCGCAGGGCGCCTTCGTCGGTGGCGATGCGGCCGGCAATCCACGCGTGCTGCACGAATTGCGGCAGGCCCAAGGTCTGCAGGCCGGTCGCGGCGGACGGCGCCAGCGCCGCCTCGACCGCGTCGATCAGCGGGTTGAGCAGCATCGCCGGCGTGGCGTACGGGTCGCTCGAATGGGCGTAGAGGCAGAATTCGACCGCCAGCGTCCATGCCGGCGGCGCGCCGAGCGCCTTCACCGCCGCCGTCTCGCTCTTCTGGCGCATCAACAACGCCGGCTGCTCAGCGGGAGTGACCTCGCTCCAGTGCCGCCAGCGGCGCTCGACGGTGACGAAATTACCGGCGCCGGCGGCGAGCGCGAACAGCGCCGCATAGATCGGTTCGCGCGCGATCATAAGACCGCCGCCGCAAGCGCCGGATCGATCGCCGTCGCCGCCAGCTGCCGCACAAAGCCGGAAACCGGCGTCACCACGCGGTATTGCGCCAGCAGCAGCTTCACATCGGCGCTCATGTCGGCTTGCGCATAGGTGACGGTCTCGACGCCGCCGAGGGCGCGCGCCGCCTCGCCGATATGGGTGCGCTCGCGGTAGCGCTGACACACCAGCGAAATGCAGGCCTGCGCAATATCGGGCGGCGTCGCGGCGTAGCCGGCGGTGTAGGCGACGATGACGTTCTGCGCCCGGCGGGTGAAGACATAGCCGCGCAGCGCCAGTTCGGTCGGGCTGAACACATAACCGGCAGTGAAGCCGCCATCCGTCGGCGCCGGCGGGATGACAAGGCCGTCGATCGTCAGCGACAGCACCGCCGTTACCGGGACATTCGCGAAAGCGAGGCGCTGGCCGCCGCTGCCGTCGCGCACCTCCTGCCAATCCGCCGGCGCGATCTGCCGGCCGAGCCAGGTCTGGATGAACCCGCTCGCCGCGCCGATCAGCCGCGCGAGCAATGCGTCGTCGGTGTCGGGAAAGGCGTTCTGGCCGGTCTGCAGCCACGCCTTCACGTCGTCGAGCGTCGTCAAATCGCCAAATGCCATGCAGCGGGCTCCATCTCTGCTCGTCATGGCCGGGCTTGACCCGGCCATCGATAGACCCGCGGGTCAAGCCCGCGGGTGACGGTTCCATTGAGTGAAATCAGCCGTTGGCGATGTTGGTGATGACGCCCATCGCGAACGGCGCGTAGACCGCCAGCACCGCCTCGGCGTAAACCCCGACCTGGCGCTGCCGCGTCACCACCGGCCAGTCGATCTGGTAGTAGTCCTGGCGGGTCTTCACTTCGGCGACGTTCGGCACCTCGTTCGACTGGTACTGGATCGGCAGGTTTTCGGCCCAGCCGATGATCGTGCCGGGCGGCACCCGCGGGTGGATGCGGATGGGGATGCGCAGGCCGCCGTTCAGCGCGAACGGGTTGAAATAAACCGACACCGCGCCCGCCGCCGCCAGATCGTAGGGGTTGCCGTCGCCGCCGACATCGTAGCGCAGCAATGGGCCCGACGCGTTCGACAATACCTTGGCGGTGATGTTCTTCAGTTCCTGCACGTTGACGTAGAGCACGGTCGGGGACAATTGGTAGTTCGCCCACATCTGTTCGAACATCGCGTCGATCTCGTCGACCGAGCCGCGGCCCGAGGCGGTCAACGGCGTGCCGGTGCCGGCGGTGCCGGTCGCCAGCGTCTTGACATAGGCGTTGGAGCCGGATTTCAGGGCGGTGGTCAAGAGGCCGTCATAGGCATAGCTCGGATTGGCGGAATTGTCGGCAGTGACCGCGGTGGCGGCCTGGCCGGTGCCGGCGAGCGGCGCCGCAAACGCCGCCGAGTTGATCGTGGTGATCGCTTCGAGCTTCTCGCTGCCGGCGGTGCCGACATACCAGGCGTAGGCGACCGCGCCCTGAAGGGCGGTGACGCCGGCGGAGAGCGTCTGGCCCAATGTCACCGCCTGCGTCGCGTTGCTGCTCTGGTTCGACGAGCCGCCATTCAGCACAAAGGTCTTGCCGTCGGCGCCGGTGATCGTCTTGGTCGTCGCGACGCCGGTGGCGAGCGCGGAATTCTGGTAGCCTTCCAGCGTCAGCGCGACGACGATGACGGAATAGGTCGCCGCCGGCAATGTCGCGCCGGTTCCGGAGGCGGACAGGGACGGTGTCGCCGGCGTGCCCAATTGCAGGGAGGCGTTGCCGGCGAGGATCGCCATCTCCTCCTTCAGCATCAGTTTCTGCAGCAGGCGGAAGCTCATGCGCGCCTGGATGTCCTCGAAAAAGCGGCCGGCGCTGATCGCCTCGTAGGTCGCCGCGTCCTCCTCGCCGAGCGTCACATAGGCCGCCGATTTGGACGCCGTGGCGTACGACATCTGGCCGGAGCGCTGGCCTTCCGGCACCCATCCCATCGCATCGAAACCGGAGCCGACCAGCGCCGTCACCTGGCGCCAGTTGCTGGCGGTGCCGGTGCCGCCGCCGATGCGCGGCAGGGCGTTCCGGATCGGCGTCACGAACGGGTAGAGGTTTTTCGCCGGCGCCTGCAAATCGTAGGCGACGAGGCCGGTCGAGGTCGAGATCGCCTTGGCGATGCCGTCGTCGGGCGCGGCAAGCGCGCCCTTCACCAGATCGAGCGTGTCCTGCGTCGGGTTCATCCGGGTTCCTTCCAGTGCGGGCAACAAAAAACCCGGCCGGAGCCGGGTATTAAAAAGAGGGCGCTTCAGCGCAAAGGACGCGACGGCTTTGCCGGCTGCCGCCGGAACGACGTCCGCGGCGCTCGGCCTTAGCTTTAGTAGGATGGGTTGAGCGAAGCGAAACCCATCGTTAAACCGAGGACCGCGGGCGATGGGTATCGCTCCGCTCAACCCATCCTACGATTGGAGCGATCGTGCGGCTGCCTGCCACCCGGTAAACCGCCTTCGCGTCCTTTGCGTTATTCTTTGCGTCCTTTGGGCTACCTGATGTTCGTTCAGCGGCGCGGCCAGGGGCCGGCGGCGAGCGGGGCGGCGTGGGCGGCCTTGATCAGCGTGAGGGTGCGTTCGTCGTCGGTCATCCGGGCGAGGGCGGCGACGATGTCGCCCGCCGGCGCCGGCGCAAACCCGTCGTCGCGCTTGGCGATCGCCGGGATTTCGCGGGCGGCGGCCTGCGGCGGCAGCGGCATCGCCGCGATCTGTTCGACCCGCTGCTGCAACGCGTCGAGCCGCGGCAGGATCGCATCGGCGAGCTTGGCGAGGCCATCCGAAAATGGCGCGTTGCCGGCCGGCGGCCGGAATTTGCGCAGCGCGGCGGCGCGGCGCAGCATCGCGACATCCGCCGCGACGGGCGCGTCGCCGCCGCCGGTCAATTCGGCGGTTTCCTCGGCGACCATCGCCGCGATGAAATCGCACAATTCGCCGATGATCGCCTGCAGCCGCGCCGGCAACGGCGACGCGTCGCCTTCCAGCGCGGCCTCGGCGGCGATGCGATCGGAGAGCCAGTCGAGTTCGGCAATCAGCTGCGCCAGGCGGGCGACCTCGACGAGGCCCTTGCGCGCCCCCTCGGGCGCGGCTGCGGAGGCAGCGGCGGGCGGCCCCTGCGGGTCGATCCGCGCCTGCCAGGCGGCGACGATGCGCGCTTTGATCTGCGCCAGCTGCGCCGGCGTGTAGGCGCGCGCGTTGTGCGCCTGGTGGATATAGGCCCAGGCGGCGCGGATGTGGCGCACGCTGTCGAGCGGGTAGCGCTGCCTGCCGTCGGGCTGATAGCCGGGGTCGGCGTGGTCGATGTTGTCGTGCGGGTCGGCGGCGGGCGCCGCGATGTCGCGGCCGGGCGGCGCGGCGGCGGCCAGCTTCCAGCAGTCGAACACCGCCTCGGGGTTGGCCGGGCGGTCGACGACCGAGATTTCGGTCAATTGCAGGCCGGTGATCTTGCGGCGGTCGGCGGCGGCGCGGGCGGTGACCCGGCCGCCGATCGAAAACCCCTTGTAAACGCCGGCGACGACCTTCTTCCACGCGTCGTCATCGACGATCTTGGCGGCGAGATAGAGGCCGCGATCGTCGATCTGGGCCTCGGTCGCGATGCCGACCGCCGAGTTCCGGTGCATCTCGCGGATATTGGCGAACCGCATGTAGTCGTCGAGCGCGGCGGCGAGCGCCGCCCGCGTCACGCTTTCGCCCTGGTCGTCCATCGCTTCGGTCGAGGCATAGCCCCACACCATCCGTTCCTCGGCATCGACCTTGGCGATCGGCCAATAAAAGCGCATGTGGATTTCTCCATTGATTTCTGGACCGGCATTCCGAGGCCCATCGGCGCGCCCACGACCGCTTCCGGAATGACGCAGCGTTTTGACGTATGATGCGAAAGCCCGAACTCACGGAAACCGAATATGTACCGCCCGTTATTTGCGCTGCTTGGGTTTGATCTGGTATTCACGGACGCGGCGCTCGACGGCTTAGCGGTCGAAGAAACTTCCGACAGCTTTTGGATGGGAGGTATGAGCGCAACCCTCGTCGGAGACACGCTTACCCTGACCGTTGCCCCGGACTGCCCGGCCGCTGGCGTCACCGCCTGCAGCGGGTGGCCGGCGAGCCAGACAGCCGATTTCTCTTTCTCCAGCGCCACTCCGGTCCCCGAGCCATCGTCGCTAGCTGCCCTTTCCGCCGGCCTGCTGGGCCTGGGCTTGATCCGTCACCGGCGTCACTCGCACTGCTAGAGTCACTGGCTTGGGGCGGCCAGCCAATCACCTGCCTCCTTCGGACCCTTAATTTCTGGCTTCGGCCATGCGCGCTCCTGCGGAGTCATGGCTGGTCCGGATCGAGCTCCGGATGCTGTCGGACGATCGGGCGGATCAACCCAGCATCCAAATCGAGCATAACCGATCCGAGTGTTCTCAGTAGCGCCTTCCGTTCAACGTCGTCTGGAAGGCGTCGCAGCTGCGCGTCGATATCATTCAGCCGATCGGAGAGCTCCATCAATGATTTGATCAGCTCCGCTGCCGACGATTTTTCCATTATCCACCTAATAATCATAGCGGCCGTGACGCTCGCAGCATTCGCGAATGCATCTGCGGATTCGCCCGAAAGTGTCGGGTCCGACACCCGGGAGGCCCCAGCGCGGTCGCCGGCAAAGATGGCGATACACTCTTCTTTACACAGCGCGATTATCTGCGCGCGATCAATGTCTTGTGACGCTACGCCAAACTCGCCCTCGCCGCCGCCGCCGCCGGTTCATTCGCCGCCCTCGGGGTTGCCGGCCGGGACGCGCGGCTCGTCGGGGTAGTATTTCCTCAGCGCCGCGGCGGCAAGCCTCGCGATGCCGGCGCCGCGATCTCCCGGCAGGAGTTGCGCTGGTGCCGATGCGGCCGGAGTTGGTTTGCCGCCGGGAATCGGGTCGAGGCCGAGGATGGCGCGGGCTTCGTTGAGTGTGTAGATGCCGGTGGTGACGTAGGTTTCAAGCACCTTTGCCTGTTCCGCGGGGTCGGCCGGACGCTCCTCGACCCAGGCGAATTCGAGGTCGGGGTGGCCGAGGCGGTCCTGGATCACCTCGTCGGCGAGGCGCTTCACCCAGCCCATCAGCGGCGCCAAACCTTCCGCCAGCGCCGCCTGCTGCGCGGTGTCGGCGGTGGCGCGGTTCATCTGGCGGATGAACGGGGTCGGCGGCAGACTGAACGCGTAGCACACGATGCGCGCCAGCCACTCGTCGAATTCGTCCTTGTAGGGCGCTTCCTTGAACGGCTGGTAGCTTGTGCCGGAAGGCCCCCACAGCAGCTTTGTGCGGCCGCCGGTGTTGCCGGCAAGGACGCTGTCGAACCACTCCTGGAACTGCCTTATCTGCTCTGCGTTCCAGCCGTCCGGCGCGTTTAGCAGACCCGGCGGCACGTTGCCGTCGGTGAAATGCTGCAATTGCATCGTCTGGCGGCGGATCGCGATGTTGATCGTCATGACGATCTGCTCGACCGGCGAGAAGCCATAGGCCTTGTGCGGCCGCTTGTTGCGCGGGCGGTAGAGCAATTCGTCACTGGTCAGCAATTTCCACGGGCGGCCGTGGATGACCTGCTCATAGGCCGGCTCGGGTGGCGTAGGTCAGGACCATCTTGACTCAGTTCGCGGTTGATTGCAGTGTCGAAGGAGTCGCTGGCGGAGCGCCATCGATGACCGATCTGTACTGGATCTGCACCGATTGCAGCCAGGCTAATGGATGGAAGTTCAAAATTTGCGCTGATTGTGGTTTCAGCCGACGGTCAAACGTCCTAAGGGTTTATAATTGCAGCAATGGTCATGTTACAGAATGGCGAGGGGGTGATTGGGAAGACGCAGAATGTGAAATTTGTGGCGAGAGATATTTCGAATGTTGATTACCTCTTTTCTTCCTGCTCAGAGCATGACAATTAGATAGAGATTTCATTAACGGTGTTTTTTAACGGTGTATTTTTTGCGCATATTGGTACGCTCGTGTATGCAAGGCATCGCCAGAACGATGCTGTTCTCGCTCGTTACCCTCTCATCCCCGGCCGATCGCTCCAAATCATTGAGCGTTTTCTGCAACTGCCCACGCCCGTGAATCCGAACCGACTCCTGATTTCTCAAATCGGATTGGCCTCGATGTGCTCATCCAAAAGTTGGAAGGCGCGCCTCTCCTCCGGAGTCCATCGCGCCTGCCTGAGGTCAAGCTCGACACCGTCGCGTTCCATTTGCAGCAGCTTCCGGTATCTTTGGTCGAGTGCCACCATCGCCTCGTAAACGTCCGACGGGAAGGGCGCCACGCAGTCAATTCTGCTGGGAACCTCGCCGAGTTCGATACCGGTTTTTCGGTCAAACTGATGATCCTGTTGCGTAGTGACCCGCCGCGCGCAAATCGTGCCGTCGGTTACATCAGTGACCAGGCAGACCAAGCTCGCCCGGTTGGGGCTGCGGCCATGAAACATGTCACCCACGGCCAGGTTACGAAGCGCGGTTTCCCGATCCATCCGCAGGCTCCCGTCATCTGCCATTTATAAGGTACCGCTCCAATTCCTTCGTCTGCACCGACCCCGGCAGGCCTTCGAGGCCCATCGTTTTGATCGCGCAGTCTCTGCAAAGATTCCTGCCGAGAATGTGATACATTGCCGCGGTACCATATGTTCCGCCGCTTTCGCAATAGCCGCCCTGGCAAGGAATGTTGCCGCTGGCGGCGACATCGAAGCTACTATCACCACCGTCGCCGGTCCATTGGCCGCCGCCGGGGTTGCTGGCGGGGAGGCGCGGCCCGGCGGGGTTGAAGTTGGCTTTGGCGACCGGCGGCGCGGCCCTGCCGGGCACCGGGTCGAGGCCAAGTTGAGCGCGGGCTTCGTCCACCGTGTAGATGCCGGCGGCGACATAGGTCTGCAGCGTTTTGGCCTGAAGGGCGGGGTCGGGGGCGCGGGTCTCGGCCCAGGCGAATTCGAGGTCGGGGTGGCCCAGGCGATCCTGGATCACGTGGTCGCACAGGCGCTTGACCCAGCCCATCAGCGGCGCCAAACCTTCCGCCAGCGCCGCCTGCTGCGCGGTGTCGGCGGTGGCGCGGTTCATCTGGCGGATGAACGGGGTCGGCGGCAGACTGAACGCGTAACACACGAGGCGCGCCAGCCACTCGTCGAATTCGTCCTTGTAGGGCGCCTCCTTGAACGGCTGGTAGCGGGTGCCGGCGGGCCCCCACAAGAGACGCGTGCGGCCGCCGGTGTTGCCGGCGAGCACGCTGTCGAACCACTCCTGGAACTGCCTTATCTGCTCGGCATTCCAGCCGTCCGGCGCATTCAAGAGGCCGGGCGGCACATTGCCGTCGGTGAAATGCTGCAATTGCATCGTCTGGCGGCGGATCGCGATGTTGATCGTCATGACGATCTGCTCGACCGGCGAGAAGCCATAGGCCTTGTGCGGCCGCTTGTTGCGCGGGCGGTAGAGCAATTCGTCACTGGTCAGCAATTTCCACGGGCGGCCGTGAATGACCTGCTCATAAGCCGGCGCCGGCGGGCGCGGCCGGCGGCCGGTGTCGTCGACCAGGAGCTTTATCGTCGCGCCGTCGACGACATCGAGGCCGATCACGTCGCCGCCGCGGTTGCGGCGGATTTCCAGCGCCGAGGCGTCGATGACCAGCAGGTCCTCGACGAGGTCGCGCAGCCAGGTGGCAAACGGCAGCTCGCCATCGGGACGCCGCCAGAACTGCGCGACCTGCGCGGCGCGAAGCTGCCAGTCGCCCGACGCGCCCTTAGCCGAGGCCGGCCGGATCGTCCATTCGAGGCTTTCGAGCTGGTCCTTGCGGGTTTCGATCGCGAGCCGCGTCAAATCGTGCGCCTCGGCCAAGGCGCGCAACTCGGCGAACGAAATCGGCTCGTAGGCGCGCGGCGTGTAGATCGTGTTGACGCCGACCGGAAAGTCCCAGATTCGGGTGCGCTCGGGCTCGGGCGGCGCCAGCGGATAGCCCGGCGAGAAGATGCCCTGGCCCGGCTGGTACACGTCGCGGAACTGCGCCTCCAGCCCCTGCTGCCCCCAGGTGTAGGACGGGGTCAAAGGCGTGCGCCTGCCGCCGGAAGGTGGCATTCGGATGTTCCTTTAATGGAGCGATGAGACACAGTGCGTGGCGGCTGCGACCCGGCCTTCGCCGGGACGGCTCATTGGTTCGCCGCTTCGAGGGTGACGCGCTATGCGGGGCCTTCGTGCCTGCGTGGTGAAATAAAGGCGACGCCTCAGTAGCTCGACAGGGCGGCGCGTTTCCAGGTGTTGGGGGCGGCGCAGACGTAGAGGTAGGCGCCGTCGGTTTCGATGGCGCCGGTATTGCAGGCGCCGGTGTCGGCTGGGGTCCCGATCAGGGTGGCCATGCCGGAGGCGTTGGCGGTCAGCGGCGTCGCCGACAGCACGCGGAAATTCGCCCCGTCGAATTGCAGCACGACCAGTTCGTACCCGGCGGTGTTGGTCGGCAGCGGCAGCGAGGTCAGCGCGCCCGCGGTGCCGGGCACCAGAATCTTCTCGCCGTGCCCGCCCTGCACCGCGACCGTCATCGTCTTGCCGGCGTCGGTGGCGACGCCGATCGTCCAGCCGGCGGCGATCGTGTCGGTCGGCGGCAGCGTGATCCCCATGCCGACGCCCGGCGCGTTGAAGGAGGAGATAGCCTTGCCGCCGTCGCTCGCCGTCGCGGCATAACTGGTGACCGCGGGAAAGCTCCAGGTGTCGATCGCGAAGGTGCCGACCGGGACCTCTTTCCAGGTGCTCGGCGCGGTGCAGAGATAGAGGTAGACGCCGTCGGTCTCGAACGCGCCGGTCTGGCATGGCGCGGTGAGCGAGGCGGGGGTGCCGATCAGCGTCGCCATGCCGGAGGCGTTGGCGGTCAGCGGCGTCGCCGACACCATCCGGAAATTCGACCCGTCGAATTGCAGCACGACCAGTTCGTAGCCGCTGGTGTTGCTCGCCAGCGTCAGCGCGGTCTGGGCGCCGAGCGTGCCGGGCACCAGGATCTTCTCCCCCGCACCGCCGTTGACCTGCACCGATGTCGCCTTGCCGTTGTCGCTGGCGACCGCGATGGTCCAGCCGGCGGCGATCGTACTGGTCGCCGGCAGGGTCAGCGCGAAATAACTCTGCGGCGAATTGAACGCCGAGATCGCGTTGCCGTTGTCGGCTTTGGTCGCGGTGTAGGCGGCGGTCGCCGGGAACAGCCAGTTGGCGATGCCGCCGGGGCCGGCCATGCCGATCTGCTGTGCCGTCGCCGGCGTCGCGTTGACGACGCGGAAACTGCCGTTGCCGTCGTACTGCAGCGCGACGAATTCGTAATTGTGCCCGGCCAGCGTCAGCGAGGTCTGAGGGGCCGCCAGCGTGCGCGGATAGACGATATTGCCGCCGGCGGTGCCGTTGACGTTGACGCTCAGGCCGTTGCCGTTGTCGGCGGCGAGGCCGATCGCCCAGCCGGCCGACAACCCGGTCGTGCTCGGCAGGGTGACGGTCAGCCCGCCCGTCGCATTGAAGCTCGACAACACGTTGCCGTTGTCGCCGAGCGTCGCGGCATAGCCGGTCGTGGACGGAAACAGCCAGGCGTTGCCCGGAAAAGCCGCCGCCTCGACGCCGCCGTAGAGGCGGGTGTTGCGGCTCGCGCCGACCACCCGGAAATTCTGCCCGTCCGACTGTAGCTTCACATACTCGTAATTGCCGGGGCCGAGGGTGAGCGACGGTGCGCCATGGCCGCCTGCGAGGATCGAGGTGCCGGAGGGTGCGGTCAAGCTCAGGCCCTTGTTGTTGTCGCTGGCAAACCCCATCCACCAGCCATCGTCGATGCTGTCCGGGTTGGGCAGGGTCACGGCGAGCGAGGCGCCGGCGGCCTCGGCGCTCGACAGCGTCGTGCCGCTGTCGATGCCGCTGGCGACGTAGGTGGCGGATGCCGGATACTGCCACGGCACGCGGTTGCCAGTGCCGATGATTTGCACGCCCTGCGACTGCGGCCCGCGGTTGACGACATTGCCACCATAGGTCGGGTTGATCAGCACGTTATGGGTGCTGCCGGTGGCGCTGACCGCGGTGTTGCAGTTGAAATAGGGGCTGACCCAGCTGTTCATGCCGTCGTGCCGGTCGGTGATTGCGAGGCAGGTCGGCGACACTTCGAGATCGAATGCCGAAAACAGGTTGGAGATGTTGTAGCCGTTCTCCAGGACGAGGCCGGCACCGCCGGTGCCCTCGGCGGTGCCGGCGCCGGCAAGGCGCGAAAACTGCACCTGCTCCAGCGCCAGGCCGGCGGCGCCGCCGGCGCTGACGCATACCGCGAAGATGTCGCTGTCGAGCACGTAATTGAACTGGCAGCCGCCGGCGCCGGCGGCGGTGCTGGCGTTGTTCACCAGCAGGTGGTCGATCTTTGCCGAATTGTGCGCGTCGGCGAAATTATTGGTGCCGAACACGAACGGATAGGACGTGATCGACACCGCGGCGTTGTTCGCGGCGCCGGAGGGCAGAGCGTTCTGCAACGTGATCGAACTGCCGCCGACCGACGCGATCGGCGACGCAAACGTGCCACCGCCCGACAATGCAACCAGCACCGTCTCGCCGGCAAAAAACGGCGCCGCCGTGGACACCGCCAGCACGGTGTCGCCGGCAGTGGCGGCGGCGGTTAGGCTCGCGAGGTTCTGCCCCCCGGAATTGCCCCAGAGGCTGAGGGTGCCCTGTTCGCGGAAATAAAAGCAGGAGGCCGGCGACGGAATGCTGCCGCCGGAGCACATGACCTGCAACACCGGCCCCGAGGGGATCGTGCGGCCGTCGATGACGGCGCCCTCGGAAATCAGCCGGAACCCGGTCGAGGCGGTCCCGGCGTAGTCGATCGTCAAGAGGCCCGTCACCTTGTAGGTGCCGGCCGGAAGATGCACCGGCCAGCCGTTCGCCGCGGCGGCGGCAAAGGTCGCCCGGATCGCCGCGGTGTCGTCGTGGCTGCCGTCGCCGACCGCGCCGCCCGCCATGCTCGGACACCGCACGTCGATCCACGGGTGCCCCGAACACATGACGACATCGCCGTTCAGCGTCGCCGTGCCGCTCGCCGTCAATGTCGAGAAATTCCCGGATGATTGGGCGTTGGCAGGTGCCGTCAACGCGAGAACAAACAGGCTCGTCGCGATGGCGCGGGCGAGTACCCAGCATGTCCCCGTCATTCCGGGCGCCGAGCCCGGCGCGGCAACCCGAAACCCATGAACACCGAAGCCGATTTCAGGGATTCCGGGTTCACCGCCTGCGGTGGCGCTCCGGAACGACGATTTTGTGCAGGCACGACGCGGCGCGGCCATCGCCGTTACCACCGCCTCGCGGCGAAGGCCTGGCCGGTGGTGGCGCCGTAGAGGCTGACGGCGCCGGCCGGCTTATAGCCGGACGGGGTCATGAAGAGGCCGCCATTCGCCGCGACCTGGATCGCGGCGCCGCCGGCCGAGGCGGCACCGACATCGCTGATCCACAACGCGGCGGACGAATTGTTCTGCACCAGAAAGCCGTTGGCCGGCACGATGCCGCCGAACAGCGTCTGGGCATTGCCGCCGGCGGCGACCGTGCCGCTGCCGTCCGCGGCGGCGGCGCCGGCGGTGTTGACGACCGGCAGCGGATTGGTCGGGCCGACCGGCGTCGCGATACCGCCGCTGGTCGCGGCCGCCGCGTGCAGCGGCACGAGGTTGCTGTTGGCGTCGGCGACGGTCGAGAGCGGCTGCACGCTCGTGTTGGCGTCCTTGACGAAGAGGGTCATCGGTCCTCACGGTGCTGGGGGCCCCCGCCCCCGCTCCGCCGCACGCCGGGGAGGGGCGGCGCAGCGTGCGGGGAGGACGAGGGCGGGGGGTTGCTGGCGGCCTGGCGATAGAGGTCCAAAATCCCCTCGCCGGCCGGCGGGTCGATAAACAGGTCGGTCAGGGCCCACACCAGCGCATCGACCCGGTCGGGCGACCAGCCCTGGCGGGCGCGGTCGAAATCGCCGTGGGCCCCGGGCGCAAACGCGCACATCTGGTCTTCCAGCGCCGGGAAGGCGCCGACATGGTGGATGCGGCCCTGTTCATAGAGCGCGGCGACCGGCTCGGCGCGCGCCGCCTTGCCGCGCGAGGCGCGCACGGCACGGAACGCGATCGCCGGGTCGACGACGCGCAGCGTCGCCTCGACGAGGTCGCCGCCGTTGTTCACTTCCGCGACGATGCGGTCGGCATGCTGCGCCCGATACGCGGCGGCCGCGGCCTGGGCCCATTCGAGCGGCGCGAGGCGTCCCGAGGCGTCGGCCAACACGTAGCCGTGCCCTTCGGCGTCGCGGCCGGCAATGACGATGCCGGTCTCGTCCGCCGCCTCGCCCGAGGAGACGGCCGGGTCGATCGCGACGACGATGCGCACGAGGTCGGCGGGCGCGGCGGCGAGGCGGACGGCGTCGATCAGCGCGTGCGTCCACAAGGCGCCCGGCACGTCGTCGAGCAGCTCGGCGTCGAGTTCCTGGCGCCCGAGGCGGGTGCCCTCGTAGCGCCTGACGATCTGCTCCAGGAAGGCCGGCGCCAGATTGGCGCGGTTCTCGATCGTGCGACCGCGGGTGACCGCGACCTTGGGGTCGGCAAGGAGGGCGCGGACCAGCCGGATCGGCCGCGGCGTCGTCGTCACGACGACGCGCGGGTCACGCCCGAGGCGCAGGCCGAGCAGCAGCATGTCCCACGCCGCCGGATAGCGCCAGGCGGCGAGTTCGTCGCACCATGCGAGATCGTGCTGCGGCCCGCGCAACCGGTCCGGCTCGTCGGCCGAAAAGGTCTCGGCGACGGCGCCGTTCCGCCAGGTCAGGCGGTGCTTCGACGGCTCGTAGACGGGCCGCTTGCGGCGCGGCCCGATATTGAGCAGGCCGCTGCTGCCCTCGACCATGACGTTGCGCACGTCGAGCGCGGTCGGGCCGATCAGCGCCACCCGTCGCGCCCGCCCTTCGGCGATCTCGTGCCGCACGAATTCGGCGCCGGCGCGGGTCTTGCCAAAGCCGCGGCCGGCGAGCAGCAGCCAAACCCGCCAGTCGCCCTTGGGCGGCCGCTGCGCCGGGCGCGGCCGCCAAAAGCGCTGCGCTTTATAGCGGTGGACGAGCGGTTGCAGCCGCTCCCGGCTGAGGGTCAGAAGCTGCTGGTGCAGCCTCCTCCCGCTCCAGGCGATCGAGTTCGCGAATAAGGAATTCGCGAGGATCGTCGCTGTCGTCCAGCCGTTCGTCGTCCTCATCCGGGGCGTGTCTCTGCGGCGGCAGCAGGCCGAGATGGCGGGCCAGCGCATCGAGCACCGGCTTTTTGTCGTGCAGTTTGACGCGGTAGATCGCGCCGGTTTTCGCCGAGGCGACGATCTCGGCGATCGCCGCGCGCGCGTCGTCCGGCAGGTCGGCGGACGGCTTCACCCGCATGCCGTCCGTGTCCCACTCGACAACGTGATGGATGTTGGCAAACGCGATGCGGGCGTATTCTTCGAGCACCCGCTCGGCGGTGATGCCGAGGCGCGCCGCGCGCGCCTCGACCTCTTCGGCTATTGGCGCGGCAATCTCGCGCCCGCTTGCTGGCGGCATCGCCTCGCCCGATTTGTCCAGTGTGCGGTTCTTATATCAGATCGGGGATTTATATACATGAGTCCCTCGCTATGAACGCAAGGGAAATCGTGTCATTTCTTGCGGCGGCTAGGTGGCCACGCGCCCAAATAGACTACGCCGCGGTCATCGGCCCAAATGCCGGCCGGCATGCCGCCGATACAATTGTCTTTAAGGGTATTGTCTCGCTGCGTTTCAAATATATTGTCGTTCTTAATAATAAGTTGAACACGAGTGCTTCCACAAGAGAACACGCCTCGTATCACTACCGTTCTGGGATTGATGAAACGTGTGTAAAACGCTTCGTTTCCTTTTTTGTCATATACGGCTATTGTGCTGCGGTCATCGCTCCTATCGCGGTACGAATATTCACCGGATACGAGGTGAAATTCGTTATCTCGTATTCGTACCATCAAATCGCCATTAGGAGCGAAAAGATCGGCATTAATAAATATGCCAGGGCCGACACGGCGCATCCAGACGGCGTGACATTGCCCGACTTTCAGAATATCAATTGTCGTATCAAGAGTAGCGATGCTATTTGTGCCAAGAAGAAATACGATAGCGGCCGCCGGTATTTGTTTGCGGGTACAGTACAAAGATGGCGTCGGATCATTTGCCGGCAGCAGCCACCCATGCGCTTCGCTTTCGGAAAGGGGGATAGGGCCGATTGTCCAAAAAGTCATTCCAGCGGCGACAAACCAAATAATTACGGTTGCTGTTGTTGTGATGGGACGAAATCCCCAGACGGTCATCTCATAAATGGTCGGCAGGCTAAGAAGAGCAGCCATACCAAGGAGTGCGCCTAAATGGGTGTCGGGCCACAAAAATACAAATTCTATCGGCGCGGTAACAATGATGTAGCCGGCGACGTACACACAATGATAAAGATTCTTATATTTATCGTGGTTGTTATTGGGATTTTTGCTCCCATTATTGGGATCATTGCTCATGAATGAGCACGAGAAGTCTTTTTATTGGCGCGTTTCTTCCGCGTTTTCGCAACCTTCGCCTTCATCTTCGCCTTCGGCTTGTACGCCAAAACCATATCTACGATCTTATCGAGAATTTCCGGAGGTTTCGCCGGCAGGGTACTCATCCGATCAACCCCTTATATGTCAGCCGCTTCCCGGCCGTGCCGTCAACAAAGCTTTCCAGCCGCCGCAGCGTGTGCCGCGCGACGTTGCCCTCGTTGAGCCGGAAGGCCGCTTCGTCAACATACCGCGCCAGATGCTTTTCGCTAACATGATGATAAGTGCCATAGATGCCGCGCTTCAAGACCGCCCACACGCTTTCGATGGCGTTCGTCGATGCGCCGTCGTTGCCGACGTACTCGCCGGCCTTGTGGTTTACCGTCATGTGGCCGTAGCCGATATGATGCAGGCTGGCATAGCCGCGTCATTCATCAGTGTTGATGACTGCACCCCGCTCAACATTATCGAGGATCGCGAATTCGAGCGTCGCGCCGTCTGTATTGGCAATCCGCACTCCCTTGGTGCGGCCGCCGCGTTCCCGCATCCCAAGAACTGCCGCCTTGCCGACCGGGCCGCTGGCCTTCGAGTTGCGCTTGTTGGCGTGCTTGTTGCCCTCTCGGCCGCCGATGTATGCCTCGTCGATTTCGACGATGCCGCGCAACTTTTCAAGTTTGTCGCCGCACGCCTCGCGCAGCCGGCCGAGAACGAACCACGCGGTCTTCTGCGTGACGCCGATTTCCTTGGCGAGCTGCATCGACGAGATGCCCTTGCGTGCGGTGACGACGAGGTACATCGCGTAAATCCACTTGTGCAGCGGCACGTGCGAGCGCTCGAAGATGGTTCCCGTGCGCACCGTGAAGTCACCCTTGCCGGTCGTGCTGGCGCAGGCATTGCAGCGGTAGAAGCCGTTCTTGCGCGTCGTAATGCGCTCACCCGAACCGCAGTGCGGACAGCGGACGCCGTTCGGCCACAACCGGCTTTCCAGATAGGTCCGCGCAGTTTCCTGATCGGGAAACATCTCGAAAAGCTGGAAGGTCGAAATCGTGCTGCGGCTCATCGGCTAACCCCTCGAAAGTGCGCCGATTATAGCCGGGTCCGGCGAGGGAGTAAAGTATATAATTCCCTCAGATCGATCCGGATTTGTCAATAGAAAAATGCGATGGCGATACGCGAACCGGCATTTGGAAATGCGTTTCCAGCGCGCCCAGCGCGGCAACGAGGATGCCGGAGGCGGCTTCCTGGCTGACCCGCCGCCCGGCCCAGCCCTGCTCCGCCGCCCATTCCTTCAATGTGCGCTGCCAGCCGAGCACATGCCACAGACACGACCCCGCCGGCGACGCGATGCCGCCGGCCGCCTGGATCGCCCGCCACACGGCGCGCCGCGCCGCCTCGATGCGCAGGCCCGGCGCCTCGCGGTCGGAGCGCCCGCTCTCGCCGTCGAAACGCGGCCGCGTCAGGTCGATCGCGCGCAGCGGGTCGAGTTGGGCGACCGCGAAGCGGGTTCGGAAATCCTCGCCCGCCTGCCGCATGCCGGCGGTGATCGAGCCGCGCCGCTCCATGACCTGCAGGGTGTCGAGCGCGCGGTAGGGGCGCGCCGGGTGACCCGCCGCATCGGCGATCGCCCGCTCGACCCGCTCGACCGGTCCGTGCTGGCGGCGTTCCGGGGTCGGCCCCGCGTCATCCGCCGGGGGCGCCGCCTCCGTCGCGGCCGGGCCGGCTTTGCGGTTCGCCATCGCATCCTCCATCCGAACAATACGTGAACAACCATGGCGCAAAAAAAGCCTGCGTTCCAGCCGCGCGAGGCGGCGCAGCAGCGCGGGCGGCGGCGAGCGGGCGGGGCGTCCCTGGCGGCCGCCGACCGCCTCGGCGAGCGCCTCGATCTCGCGCAATTGGCGGCGCTCGCCGGCGCTGCCCGCTGGCAGGCGGCAGCGCGCATGATGTTGCGGACAATAGGCCGAGCCGGGCCGCCGAGCGGCGTTGCAGACGCGCGGTTCGCCGGCCTCGGGAGCGGTGTCCGCGACGATGAACGCGCAGCCGCCGTCGGGTTCCGATGTGTCCTCCGCCATGTTGCTGGGCATGCGCTTTTCCCCCTTGTTAAAGACGCATGAACCGTATATTATTTGCGACGAAATGTCAAGAGGGCAACCGGAGGAGACCGATGGACGCGCTGTGGTTTCAGCAGGCGCTTGACCGCGCCGGCGTCACCCAAGCCGACCTCGCCCGCCACCTGCGGCTGGCGCCGTCGGCGGTCTCGCGCATGCTGAAAGGCGAGCGCCAGATGAAGCTGCTCGAAGCCGTGCAGGTGGCGCAATTTCTCGGCCTGCCGCAGGACGAGGTGCTGCGCCATGCCGGCGCCGAGATCGAGGCGCCGCCGCGGATCGGGCCGCCGCGGCGCGGCCGGCCGCCGCGCATTCTGAGCGCCGCCGCGACATCGGCGGCGCCGCCCGGCCGCGGCGAGCCGATCCCGATCAGGAGCGCCGGCCGCGGCGGCGGCGAGCAGGAGATGTTTCTCGCCGACGGGCCGATCGGCTATACCGCGCGCCCCGCCAACCTGAACGGCGTGCGCGGCGCCTATGCGATCTACATGGTCGGCGACAGCATGGAGCCGCGCTATGCGCAGGGCTGGCTGCTGCACGTCAACCCGTTCAAGCCGCCGACCCGCGGCCGCGACGTCGTCGTCTACAAAACGGGCCAGGCCGTCCTGATCAAACAGTTCGTGCGCTGGGAGGGCGACGCGCTGGTGCTGCGCCAGCTCAACCCCGAAGGCGAACTGCTCGTGCCCCGCGCCGAGGTCGCGGAATGCCACCTGATCGTCGGCGTCGACCAGGAGGGATGA